CGGCTTTTACTGTCATTTTGTTGCCCCTTTCGGTTTGTCTATCGGTACTCCATACCTGCCACCAGGCCGAAGCTAGGTGGCAGGGATCGAGCGCCCTAGCCGTGCATCCAGCGGTTGTAGAACGGTGCCCAAATCACCCGCAACGGGCAATGGGCGCAACGGTCGATTGACCACTGATGCAAGTGCTCATGGTCGCCGCGTGGCGATGGTTTGTGTTCGGCCATCTCAGCTCATCTCCTCGTAGTCGGAAACGGAATCTTCGAGTAGTGCCCAATCGCAATCGAGACCGATCTTGCGATAGGTGAGCAGCTCATGCACTCGCCACCACGCCGCGTCCATGTCGGGCGCATCGACCACGATCTGTGCTTCTACTTGGTATTTGGCCATCTCAGATCACCCGTCCTTCGACGGTCCACTGGTCGACAATCGGCAGCTCCGGCACCGCGGAAGCCACGGTATGGCGGACGAACACGACGGTCTCATCCCGGCCCATCCGGTCGGCCCGCGGCGGCCAGGTCAAGCTACGAACGTGGCGAAAGCCCACGAAAGCGGCATTGATGGCGTCCCGCTGGGTGTCTTCGAGGTGCGCTTCGACCTCAGCGTGGTAAAGCTCTGCGTACGTCATGTCTATGCCCCTTCCTTCAGGATGTCGGCGCACTCAAGCAGGGTGACCAGCTTGCGTGCCCAACCTTCAGCATCGGCATCCTTGCCGACGTTCTTGAACGCAATCGCCTTAGCGAGTGCCCGGCTGACCTCTGATCGGTCGACCATTTGCCTGCCCCTTTCTGTTCCTGCTCCCCACCTATCCGCACGGCCTAGCTTACGCCTATGTGGTATCTGTGTCAAGTATCTGAGCAAAAGTATCTTGACTCAGATCGGGCTCAGTGTGAGCTCTGACCGGTTGAGCTCAGCACCAGCGCAGGTCACAGCATCGCGCCAGCAAGGTCAACGTGATCGCATCACGAGGGAGGCTCCCTCCCTTCGCTCCGCGTGTGGTGGGTGGGGGGTCCGCGGTATGGACCAACCGGTCGGTACAAGTTCCGATCTGTCCGGCCTCGAGCTCGAACCGCCGACCCAATGGTCCCCGCCGGCCCGCCCTAGAGAGATGAAGCTTCATCCACGCACGACTCTCAGATGAACCCGCCCTGGGAAATCTTTTTTCACCAGATTTTGAGAACAAGCCGAGCGAAGCGAAGGTGCGTTAGCTGCTTTTGAGCCTTTTCTGACCATGGATTTGCCTCACTCACCGGCATTTCTCAGCCGTGAGCCGCATACCACTCCGCAGTTGCGCCCAGCCCATCCAGGCGCGCAGGGCTATTCCGCCTTCATCGCGTGTTCCGACCCGCTGGCCTGGCGGTGGTACCTCAGGACGCTTGGTTGGGATCTTGCCGGCTTCGTGGTGGCCTGCCGCTCGGGACCCCTGTGGAGAAGTGGGGTTAGCCGAACTGGCCCTTCTTTCGGAAGCACTTGGGGTGGTAGGCCCCCTGGCCCTGTCCGGGGCTGTAGATCGGGTCTCCGGGCTGGTAGAGCTTGCCGCAGCGGCGGCATTTGCCGTGATACGAGGCGAGGAAGGCCCGCGGCGAGTCGTACTTGGGGAGTTCTCGAGCGTTTCGGCGGGCTCCGGTCACGAAGCGGACCCGGTTCACCGGACTGAGATCAGATCACTCGACACCATCTGATGATTGTGAACCCTCCGTGAAGCCAATGCAACTATCAGATGTGACGATTGCGCTTCAATGCCGAACGTGATTCAATGCGCGTGGGTGATTCGACACCATCCACCAGGACGCGGGTAGTCGTCCGCTCTGAGAGACCCCCGGTTACTCCGATGTGCCGGGGGTTCTCTCTTGTCTAGGGTGAGGTGGGGCAGCCGGCCTCCAGCCTGCCCCTCTTGGGGGTCGGCTCCCCACCTGACTTTTGTTAGCGAGGGGTATAAAATCGCGAGCATGCCGGTCAAGACGTTGACCATGGACCAGGAGCGGATCCTGCGCGAGAGGTTGCCGGGCTGTCCGACCTGTGGGGCCAAGCCTGGGGTCAAGTGCGTGTCGACCTCGAGGAGTATCTCCCGCAAGCGCTCCGCGGCCAGATTTTTCGACTACGGCGTGCATATCGCCCGGAGGGACTTGCTCCCGGAGTACCAGTGACATACACTGTATGACATGGACGAGGAGCAGGTTGACCAGTTGATCCGCATGTACCGGGAGCTGATCGCGTCGCTTGATGCGGAGATCGGCCACCTTGACCTCCTGAAGCGCCGGCTGGCCTCGGTCATCATCGCCAACCCTGAGCTAGACAGGGTGGAATGACCGTTGTCTACTGCGCGCGATGCCAAAGGCCGTTTCACTCGAACGGCCCCAACGAGCGCCTCTGTCCGAAATGCGCGCCGCTCGGGAATGCGCCGTTACCGTTCCCTTGTCCCGTGCCCGACCTGCGGGCTGTTCCTCGAGGGTGAGCTGCACTGGTCGACCGGGAAGAAGGAGTGCGAGTGAACGCCTACCTGTTCGTCTTCCTCTGGTTCTTCGCCCCGACCATCTTCACCATCCTCATCGCCTGCGTGCTGTCCCTGCTGCGGATCAAGCCCCCCAAACCCCGGCGTGACGGCTGGTTCGGGCCGTACCCATGACCTTCGTCATGTACGCGGTCCGAGGAGTCTCTGAGGAGACTAAAGACTTGTCGCTCTGGACGGTGAACTGTCCTGACCATCAATACGCTTGCAATGTGGCCATCCGACATCAGGATCGGGAGAGGGCAACCGACACAGAGTTCTTGAAGCTGCTCTCTCTCCAGCGGGACATGGTCGTCATGGAAATGCAGGACATCGGGTGTGAACACCCGGTTCCACCAGTCGAGGAATGGGAGAAGTGAAGGAGCGTGGCTTTGAGGCCCTGGCGTTTCTCTCGATTGCCGCGCTTTGTGCTTGGCTGGTCCGGTGCCTGACGAGCCAGCAGCAGGAGACGATGGAGTCGATAGAGAAGACGACGGCTTCGATAGCCTCGACCTTCTCCCAGGCGACGGGGGAGATCACGGGGAAGGTGAGTGGGTTGGCCGAGACCTTGATCCTGGGCCGGGACTTACCGAGCCCGAGCGAGAACTGGCCGACGAGCAGAACCGAATCCGAGAGCTCGAGCGAGCCCGAGATCGCATTGACCGATCTGCCGGAAACGGCGCAGTGGGCCGCGGAGGAGGAGGAACTTCTCCAGAGGACCGAGATGCCGTGGCAGTCATCGTCGCCGCCGAACGATTTGGGGTAGACGCCACCGAGCAGGACGAGCGCGAACGCGCCGCCATAAAAGAAGCACTTGCGGTCAGCGCGCAACTCGATAGCAAGCGGCTGGACGAGTTCAGCTTCTATGCCATCGTGAAGTCACAGTCCACCCAGGGCCAGTCCATCATCCTGAACCTGCGGATCCCCTGGGAGCACCGAGACGAGGTCTTCCGGGCCATGGAGACCATGCCCTTCGCCGCGCAGGTGACCATGCGGGAGTTGAAGGGCGTCCGTGACTAACCTCCGCCTCAACCCGGACCAGTTGGTCGAGTGCTTGCGGCGCGGCTTGAACGTCGGCATCCCCCCGACCGCGTTGGCCAATATGTTCGAGATGGACCCCGAGACGGTGAAGAACCTGTCCATGAACGTGCGGCGGGAGAAGTACGGAACGGCCGAACTGTCCGAGCTCCTCAGCGACCTCACCTTCCAGGCGCTCTACCACCAGGCCCGGACCATCGCCTACGGCTCCCCCGAACTGGCCCAGAAAGCGGCGGGCGTTGTTCTCAGTAAAGCCTTGGCGACCTCGGTGCGGCAGACTCCTGAAGAGGTCATGCGGGCCAGGGAAGAGTTGCTGGCCTTGGCTCGACAGGACCGCCTGATCGAACTGGAAGAAGTGTACGAGGGAGAGATCGTTGAGACGCCGTCTTCGTTTGTGGCCGTGGATGAGCCAGCTTACGATCAAGGACAAAGACGCCAGGCTGAAGAGACTGGATCCTGACGCGGCGGACGGCTTCCCCTGGGCGCAGAAGGAGTTCATCCGCCAGGTCGAGTTCCAGCACAATCACGGTCGTCCCATCCGCATCATCGTCCTGAAGGGCCGACAGGTCGGCATCTCCACGGTGACCGAAGCGTTGCTGTTCCTCTGGTGCTTCTTCTACCCCGGCTCCAACACCCTGGTCATGAGCAAGGACCGGGAAGCCTCGGAGAACCTCTTCGAGATGACCAAGCTGTACTGGGATATGTGCCCCTGGCACCCTCTCTTCAACACCACAAGGTCTTCCACCAAGCGCCTTTCGTGGGCCGACACCCTCTCAAACTTCCGGGTGGACTCGGCCAAGGGCCAAGAAGTGGGCCGAGGGCAGACCTACCAGGCCGTCCATATGTCCGAGGTGGCCTTCTGGGACAACGAGAGCCTGGCCTCGAGCCTGTTCAACGCCATCCCGAACCGTCACGGAACCGCAATCATCATCGAATCGACGGCCAACGGGGTCGGCGGGTACTTCTACGACGAATGGATGAAGGCGATTAGAGGCGACTCGGACTTCACCCCCCTGTTCTTCCCCTGGTTCCTCCACCGCGAGTACACGGTCAGGCACACCAGTCTCAAAGAGAGCCAGTTGACCCCGACCGAGCGCAAGCTCCAGCAGAACTTCGGCCTGACCCTCGGGCAACTGGCCTGGAGGCGGCGGAAGATCCGCGAGGAGAACGGCGACGAGGACAAGTTCCGCCAGGAGTACCCCTGCACCTGGATGGAAGCCTTCATCTCGACCGGGTCGAACGTCTTCCCCTTGGAAGCGTTGTCCGAGTGCTACTACCAGATCGGGGACGAGTACAACGGGAAGCCGGTCCAGATGAGCCGGGGGAACCTGGTCAACCGCGACGGCAAGATCGAGTTCAGCAAGGATTATTCAGGTGACCTCCAAGTCTTCAAGCGTCCCGACTCAAAGGGGCTCATGCAGTACGTCGTCGGCTGCGATCCTTCGAGGACCACCTACGGGGACCCGAGCTGTATCCAGGTCTTGAACAGAACCACCAAGGAACAGGTGGCGGTGTGGCGGGGGCACCTGACCGAGGACGACATGGCCCAGCTCATCACCCTGCTGGGTTACTGGTACAACACGGCCATCGTGAACGTCGAGGTCCAAGGCGGAGGGGCCGGCGTCATCGCCCTGTTGAAGCATCTGCGCTACCCGTACATCTGGCGCTGGCGCAGACCGGACCAACCGCTGCACAAGATCGGCCAGGCGTTCGGCTGGGTGACCAACACGCTGACCAAACCTTGGATGATCGGCACCATGCAGTCGTCCCTCAACAAGCGGGACATCGCCATCCACGACGCCACCACCTACCTGGAGATGATGAGCTACACGGTGCTCGACGGGGGCGACATCGGACCCGCTTCAAGCGATGGAACCGATGACACTGTCATGGCTCTGATGATCGCGCTGATGACCAACGTGGAATCCGACCCACCCGACTTCGCCTCGGTCTACGGCTTCGACACCGGACCCGGCTCCCAGAGTCCAGCTCTCATCGGCGCGGCGGGTTACGATGCGGGATCGGAGTTTCGAGAACTGGACTGACAGTGAGATACGGATACGTCTGCCCCGACTGCGGGCCGGTTACCAGCTCAGAGAGAGCCGCCGAAATCTTCTGCCCTCGATGCCTCGACCTCCTCGACCCTGAATCCCATGAACCGCAGTCCATCGGACGGGCCAAGCGGGACTGGCGCTTTCATCTCGACTATTCCTTCCAGCCCTACTACGCGCCCTCATTTGGGACCGTGGTCAACTCCCGGTCCCACGCGAAGGACCTGGCAAAGGTCGCGTCGGAGGAGGCGACTCGTCGTCTCGGGTATGAGCACGACTTCCGAGTGGTCGACACCCACGACGACGCCGCAGTCGGAGTCGACACCGCCGAGAAGGAAGCCGTGAAGGAGAACACCAGGCGGTTCGCGGTGAACGGCGCAGCCTGGTCGAAGGAACGGCTGAAGGAGATCGCGGATCATAAGGCGGAGAACACCAAGAAGCGGGTCAACGCGTGACCTTCGTAGAGGTCGAGAACAAGGCCCGACCGGACCAGTTCAGCCTGACCGAAGCGCTTTACTCCATGTTCCAGGCCGCGGTCACGGCGCGTCGGAAGCGGACCGAGCAGTGGCGTCGGAACTACATGCTGGCCATGAATCGCTGGGGACGGAGCAACGACGACCCCCGCGACTCCGAGGTCTTCCCCATCATGCGGGCGCGGGTGGGCTGGATGACCGACCAGGAGATCTCCTTCTCGGTGAACCCGGCGACGGACCCGTTCAACCCCTACGCCCAGATGGAGGAGAAGCTCTGCGAGCATCTCGAGACCGTCTTGCGGGCCAACTTCATCACCGGGGGCTGGATGAAGCAGATCGTCATGTCGATCTGGGACGCCGGCCTCTACGGCGCGGGGCTGATGAAGGCGGTCTGGGACTCGGGACTCGACTCGGGCATCGGGAACGTTGATGTCCAACGGGTGGATCCGTGGCTGTTCTGGCCCGACCCTAACGCGACCAGCTTCAAGGACTGCCAGCACTTCTTCGTGAAGCACCGCTGGAGCATTGACGAGATCGAACGACGGTTTCCTGATCTCTCGGAGTCCATGCTGGACGCCCTCCGAGACTCACCGGACCAGGGCTGGGATCAGGAGCGCAAGCCGCAGACCGAGAACTGGCCGAAGTATTCCAACGACGGGGTCCCGGTCAACCTGGGCCAAGGGCCTGTTGCGGTAGGAGGGCCGGGGCAGGGGACGTTCCGGCAGCGATTCAGCCCCAAGGGCATCAATGTCATCGAGTGCTGGACCCGTCAGAACGTCAGAGAGGACCGCGAGCCGAGCTCACCCTTCATCGAGGGACCTGAGGAGGTCGTCCACGACGAGTGGCGGGTCATCTTCTTCTCCGGTCCCATCGTGCTGTTGAACGAGACGGCGAAGGACCTCTGGGACCAGGACCAGCACCCCTACGTCCGCTATGTCGATGACGAGATGGGCGAGTTCTGGTCCACCCCGATTGTCTCGCACCTGGCCCCGTGCCAGATGGCCTTGAACGGGATCCTCACCGCCATCATGGGGAACATCAATCTGATCTGCAATCCGGTGTTCCTGGATGTCGAGGGATCAGGGATCAACCGGACCCCGATGGTTAACAAGCCCGGTCAAAGACTCACGCTGAAATCGACAGCCGCCACTGCACAGAACAAGCCGGCGTGGCTGGTCCCACCCAACTTGCCGTCCATGGTGATGGACCAGGCGAAGTTCTGGATTGATCGCATGGAGAATATCTCGGGCCTCCAGGGGACCAGTAAAGGACAACAGGCCCAGGGGAGACAAGCAGTGGCCACGGTTCAGGCGACCCAGGAGGCAGGTTTCGTATCCATCCGGTCGTCACTGCGGAACCTCGAAAGCTCGCTTGGCCAGCTCGGTCAGATCCTCGTCAGCCTCATCATGGTCAACTACGACACGCACCGGACCGTTGCCATAGTGGGCGAGGAAGGTACGCAGACCTCGCTCAAACTGGCTGCGAACCATTTCTTCCGACCAACTGAGCAAGGGCTTGCTCCCCTCCGCTTCCAGCTTCTTGTCACCGCGGGTTCGGACAAGCCTACGTCGAGAGGCGCGCGCATCGCGGAGATCGACCACCTCAAAGAGATCGGGGCGGTGGACAACCAGACCGTTCTCCAGATCCACCAGATCCCCCATGCCGAGCAGATCCAACAGCGCATGCAGCAGGAGGCCCAGGCGGCGAT